TTGCAAGTAATATGCATCCCGTGAAGAATGTTTGAGTTCGGCGTTGTGCCATCCATTTGGACTGTCGGCAAAGTGATGCCATTCGCAAGGCCGGTATAACCTGTGAAGTTCTGCGCTAAACTATCTCCAACTCCGTCCCAGCGCATCGCTTGAGAAAAACCGTAGATCGACACATCTATGACGTGGTCATAGTTGCTGCTGTAATTCGTGAGTGAATGCGTGGGGTTTGTGAACCACAAGCCGACAGCAGTCTGCGCCCCTGAGATAAGATTCCAAGTAGTTGACACGCAGCGATACATCTTAAAGGTGGTGCTGACGGCATATAGACCTTGGTTCGTGCCCGATGAGCAAGTCTGCGAGGGGCCATCTGTCGTTCCGGTAAAAGAGATCGTTGGTCCAGCAATCGTTAAATCCTGCACGACGGCATTCGGCACAGAGTCGAATTCCACACCGGAGGCGTCAAGTGATTGAAGGATCGTCGGACAGTTGCTCAGGAAGCTCGGCGCGGAGCCGGTGCCGCGTAGAATCTGACCGGCAGCGGTAAAGACCACGCCACCGCTGTACATAATGACGCCCTTACTGCCTTGACAGGTGTTCGGCAATATAATAGGAATTCCCAGCGCCGCGCAAGCTCGCAGTGTCGTTCCATTGTCGGTCGAGCTATCGTTGACGATGCCCAGGCAGGTCATATTGCCGCCGCCGCCGGTGATGCTTCTGCCGGAGTTGTTTTGCGTCGGACCATAAACTGCCGGAGAGCCGCCAATCGCATAGGCAGGAGGAGCCGCTGCCGAAGCCACGAAAGCATCAGTGGCGACATCCGTAGAACTATCTCCGGGACTTTGTGTCGTTGCCGTAGTGCCGTTCGGTAGCGCTGGTGTGCCGCTCAATTGTGAGTATGCCACCTGAGCGCAAGTCAGACCGGAGGTGGTTGTCGCTGTGCCATATTGCCCGGCGGTGCAGCTTCCCACAGCCGCACGCGCGGCTGCGGCACCGGAGGCATCGAAGCTCGATGTCAAAACGCAGGTTCCGTCATTCCGGAGAAGCCCAGAGCAGGAGCCGGACGCCCACAGCGCCGTCACCATTGAATAAGTAGGGTTAACCCAGTTATTTGATCCACCATACGCGGCAAGACCGGTAAACGTCGGCCAAGGCATCGAGCCGCCACCGCCTCCTGAGCACGAGACTCCAGAAGAACTATAAACAGAAGTCTGCCATGTGTAGCATACTGTCGGTAATCCATTATGTTCATCTCTAATTACTGCTTTTGTGCATCCGCCAGTTACACCAGAAATAGAATCGCTTCCTGTGTACGCTGGAGGAATACTAACAACACTGTTATTACCAGATGCGCAAGCATCAGTCACGGCGCTCTGGATCGTGGGATAAAATTGAGGCCCATTTAATGACCCAACATAATAGGTTGAATTGATGCGCGGCGTGTTCATCGGCCCTTGATCTTGCGCGAAAATGCAAGCCGCCGAAAGTAAAAGAATTGTCATTGCTAAAACTCGAAATTTCATCTTTCCCCCTATGAGTACATCATCGGACCGACAGCATCCAGGCTACCATCAAAACTGGTTGCGAACATCTGGACGGAGCGCGCGTTTGCAGTTTGGTTGACGATTCCGCCGTTACGAACATTTGAAGGCCATGCAAATGAATGACCTCCAGTTGCATCCTGCGTTATCCTGAAAACGATTATAGATGGACCGATGTTTCCGTTGATAAATGTCGAGCTTGTCACGGAAGCAGAGAGCGTGATTCCTAGCTCCAATCCCTTACTTGCATCAAATACCGGAGTCGCGCTGGGCGTGACAAGCACAATTCCTGTAGGGATTATGCCGGTGATTTGGCCCGCTGTGAGCGTACCTCCGATAGAGACGTTGCCGCTTATATTCAAAGCGGGAATGATTTGCAAACCATTGAGAAACTGGTCAAGGAGCGCCCAACCCGCATTTTCGGGAACGCCCCAGTTGTTCGATCCAATCGCGGGTTGAGGAAATCCTAAACTTGTCGTCGGCATGAATCCTCCTAAAATCCTACTGCAATCCACGCGGCTGCATCATTTCCGCCTGAACATCCTATGTAAAATCCACTCACCGCAATTGACGATGCAGTAATAGGGGACTGTGCACCGCTATGGTTTGAACCAGGAACTACAACGGCAAATGATGAAAAATACGGAGAGAAATTTACGAAAGCATTTGAAGATGATACCGTTCCCCATTGAATCATAAATCCGCCAACCCATGAAGGGAATTTCACATATCCATTCGTTGTGGCGCTGTAAGAAAAACCACCTGTAAGCGCGGAAATCAATCCTTTTACCCAACTTGTAGTAGCAATGCTTTGCGTAGAATCCGAGCTGCTTGGAGGATTCGGAGCAAACATTCCATTATTGCTAATCATCGGCGATACAGCACGCACAGTTCCGCTCAAGTCTGCTTTAAAAAGCATCACACTCACGGATGCCGCCGCCGTGTCCGGCTGCAAGGCTCCAACAAATGAAGATGGCCAAGAAACTGTTCTCCCGCCTACCGAATCCTGAACAAAGTAGAACGCAAGCAACTGCCCTGGAGAGACGCCGCTGATTGTCGAGGATGTGATGTTCCCCGAAAGTGTCATCTGGAAACCATTTGTGCTGGTTGCATTAAAGGCGGGCGCGGGCGAATAAGGAACTGAGACTATTTGCGTTCCCATATCCGCTTCGGTCAGAACGTTTGCAAGCACAGAGGCCAGCGTCGGCAAAGACGCATCGCTGTTTGTATATCCCTTTGCGGCGAGCATCTGACCAAAAGCCGCGACGAACGTAGATACCTGATAGTAGAACTTATTCATCGTTTTAGAGGGCGCAAGGATTCCAGTAGTCGCGCCTCCAAGACGCTGAGTATCGGCAAGATACTGAGCATCTGTCTCTTGATTGGTAGATGATGGATTCCATTGTTCAAAGTTTGTCGTTGCCATGCCTAGCTCCAGTGTCCGGTATCGTATCCGGCGATAAATGCGTTGTTTTCATCATACCCGAAGAAGGGAAGAGTGCCAAAAACAAAGATATACTCTACCGCCTCCGGCCTTGGAATGATGTATCCGTTTACAATCAAATCTTTGATGATCGAAGAGAATACGCCTGTTAAAGTAATTGTGCAGGTCATATTCTGATTATCTAAAATGACAATCGTTCCGCTGGAAAACAACTTCTCCCATATAATATAAAGTTCGTCTTGTGTTCCTTGCCATTGATTGTTGGCGATGGTTGCCTTGATGACCAATCTATAAGTCGTATCATCTAATATTGGACTCACTCCTCCCGATGGTTGAAACGATACAGTTCTCGAAACTCCCGCGATTGATCCAAGAATATCTAATTGAACTCCTGTGGAATAATCCAGATCAAATGCTTCTGTCATTTCCATATTGCAGGTCATCACATCTTCAAATAGCTGCAACGATGACGAAAGATTTTTATTGAGATTAGGAGCCATTCGATATTCTGACGTGAGCAAATTTAGATAGTAAACGATTGGCAGGGCATAAATAGGCCCATTGTCGGCTATGCCGTATTTTCCGTACCCGTAACCGCTTTCTGAATATAGTGGCATTAGGCTTGGCTCACGATGACATTGGCAGAAATTCCCTGAGCAACTTGATAGTAATTCAGGGTAATATCTGTTGTTCCGGATGGGCTTGCGGCCAATCCGGTAAAGAGTGAAGTGATAGAGAACTGCGGATTAAGCAGACTCGGCATTACAGACTGAGCGACCGAATAAAGCGATGAGAATGTTACTGTCTCACCAATCTGCAAACTGTTGAGATAGGTAACGATTGCGCCTTGGACCAGAGTAAGAACTGCGCTCGTATAGCCATTCAATCCATGCAGAACCATTGTGACGTAAATCGGAACATAAGTAGGGCGCTGGAATCCAATCGTCGTGATCGTGCCCGTATTCGGATCGGTCACCGGAACGCTAGTCGATCCCGCCGTGGAATCGGGATTCGTGTAAATGCCTAAACCGCGCTTCTGGAAAATAGCCGTCGCCACAGCAAGGTCCGTTCCGCCTTCCACGACCATGCTGATGCTATGCGGCGGGTTGCCCCAAAAGTCGATAGACGATGTGGGGTTCTCGATTGAGCTTCCCGGCCCGCTATCCGGCGTTGGCGTTCCTGTAGCGTACCGTGTGACGCCTGAGACGGCTGCTATGGCCGCGATGGTAGCAGCAAGCCGGGTGAGGGACGGAGCGGCCACAGAAAGCGCCTGACGTGCTCGCAGTTGCGAGTCTGCCTCGGTTGGCGAACCAGGCAACGCAGCGCTGGGATTTGTTGCGCTGGTCCATCCCGCTGTAGTTCCGCCCGACATGGTAGTGATGCTTCCCGCCGCTGCCTGAATTGATCCGGCAGTCTGGCAGGTTGCAGTAACAATGACACTCCCACCACTGGGAATGGTGATAGGCGAGGGAAGCGCCCAAGCATTACCCTGCGTATCTGTGACCACTCCATTTGTGATGACCGTACCAGGGACTCCCGAAATCATCTCCGGTACGGTTGAATACGAAGCTATAAGCCGTGCTATGCCGTTCATCTTCACAATGCTATCGAGATCAGAGCCAACAGCAGAAAGCGGAGAACGCGCATTGTAGGCAAGCTGAGAGCCAAGGTTGCAGTCGTAGGCTGCCAAAGCATCAATCGAAAGTTCTTGATATTTCGCTGTATCTGTGCCAATATATACCACTTGCGGATAGATCGCCTGATACTGAGAAATGCGCCATGCAAGTATGCTGGCATAGCTAGGAACCACCATCCCGGCTACTGGATCAATATAGGGCGGCACATAGGCTGGTGTGGTCATTGGCTAATCACCTGGGCGCTCGATCCGGGCGCGTTCGTTACTATGATTGTACCGAATGGCGTCTGCACGTTTGCTCGGAAAGTGGAAGCTGCCGTTGCAGTATTGTTATAGAACGTAAAATCAACAATCCTTTGTACATACGGGCAGCCAAGAATCGTCTGTTGAATGATGAGCATTACGCCGGCCTGATTCGTGGGAGCGCCCGATGCACCGATGAGCGATTGGAAAAGCGGAAATCCGATTGTCAGATTCTCCCACCATTCGCCCAAAAGCAAGCGGAGCGTGGTGTAGATAATCTGCGCAACAGCATCAATATCCGTAAGAAAGACAGGGCCGTTTGGCCCTTCTATCGGGTCATTCGTAACAGAATCATTCTGCTGCACCATGATTGTCGGCGTGGTACTCATTGCGCCTCCAGGATCGTTGTCTCGCAGCCTATTACCGGAATCGGTGGTCCTGCATATCCCTTAGATACAAGAAATGGATATACATTAAGCGTAAACCATTGGAAAAAGGTATCGGTCATTAGCGCCTGCGCCGTGCCCCCATTTTTAACCGTCATTGCCGGGGCAGTGGCTGTGATTCCTGCCTCTGCTATGTCGAGGATGATCGTTCCATCATCCGAGCGCAACTGTGCGCTAGAAGTCGAATAATTGGACAGCAATCGTTTTTGATTGCGTAACCCGAAATGAGCTTTGGCGTCACCAATATCATGCCGATACAGTTTCCCGTGCGGCTGCTCTTGCAGACCGCCAGACTGCCACCAAAGGTCAAATGCCATGTCAGAGAAAACCAGATCGCATTCATCTCCTGGCTGAATCGGGAATGTCAGGCTGAATCCTCCGCCGCATGGCAGCACAATCGGCACATCGTCAAGGATGGGCAGTATTGTGGGTGTCAGGACAGCATTCACGCGCATCAGTTCCTTGATTGCAGGCTGGACAGAAACGACCTGCCGGGCAGCATCGAAGGAAACCACTATCGCAGGAATGGACACGCGCAAGTCGCACTCAAATTGATGGAGTGCCTGATCTATCGGCGCGGTCGGAATGCCCAGCCGCTGCTGAATCGGAATCATTACGTTAGTGGCCAACTGGTGACCTCCGATCCATTTCCACGCCGCCTACGCTCTCGGTGATGAAATTCAGCATTCCATTCGTGGATGTGAGCGCGACAATCTCGGTTTCCCACTGATTGCCCCGGCTGTCACCACGGAACTGCAAGCCATTCACCAAATAGTTTCCATTTGCGTCTAGCAGCGGTTGCCAATTTGGAGGCTGATATTCCATCTGTCGGATGATCGAACTGGCGATATTGATTTGCATCGGCGGATTCTGCACGCGCAAGCGCGGGTCGAGCGTCACAACCAGATTCACGCCGGATGCGCCCGTATGCGAATCGTAGGTTTGTTGTGGCACGCCGAGAATACCGCTCGTGCTGGTATAGGTGATCGTCGCATCAGAGTTTGTATCTTCTCCGCGCGTGATAACTATGCCGTTTGATCCGTACCACGATTGCAGATTGTTCGCTGCCGATACTTCATTGATGTATTTGATGGGATCGCTAAAGACGGGTCGAGCGCGGGGAAGTTGTGTCTGCGAAATCTTGTCTATTGCTGCCATTGTCGTTTGAGTCGATGGATCAATCGGAATTGGAACGGTTGCGCCCGCGCACATATTTGCAATGAGCGCGGCCTGAGTCATCTTTGCAACTCCGCGCATCGAAGAGAAATTGCCAATGGTATTCGCAAGCCCTGTATAGCACATCAGCGTCACCTTGGAGTCCACCACGTCTGGGCGCTCGTAGTATGCCGCGTAGACGGTACCTGCAAAGATGATTCCGTATGGTCCAGCCTGATAGCCAGCCGATAGCTCAACCGTGGAACCCTGCCCCAAAAGAAATTGCTGTGCCTGGTCCGCACTGAGATTATAGAGTTCAATCTTCGCAGTCCAGTGAGTACCATGCGCCATATATCCGACGAGATTGACCTCGAAGACAATGCGCATCGTCTCTGGAGTCCAGCCGCTCTCGCCTATTGATGTGACGATAGAGTTTCCGCTCGCATCAGGCACATCCGTAATAACAAGATTCCACTTTTGCCCAAAGTTGGCGATCTGAGAGACGTTATTGAATTGCGTACTCATGAGGCCGTGTCATCCCAAAGCAAAAGAAATCCGGTACCAAGCTCTGTTTCAGTTGGGTAATCATCTGAAACCATGCCTAGATTGATAACATAGCAGCTGCCGATCTTCATGTATGCCTGTTGCGCTAATAGGTTAGCGGCTGGCCATGCGCCGGTTATGAGCGGGATTCCAGAAAGCAAGAGATTGTTTTGCGCGTCCGAAATACTCATCAGCCAGTATTGCGCCATTTCGCTAAAAGTGATTGCCAGATTCAAACGGAGAACCGCTCCATCCACATTCAGCGCAACGCTGAGTTGCTGATTTGGTGCGTTCGTCAATGGAATAATTTGCGCCATTAGCTTCCACCGCCAACATTGTTGCTTGACCAATTTCCAGCGCCCTGCAAAATCGCATTGATCGAATCTTTTGACAAGGCTGGAACTTCGTTTTGTGAAGTCACGCCTGCCGGAACCGGCGTTATTGCTGTCTGTCCAATCGCCGTACTTGCTGTAGTTTGATTCCGTGCGCTCACTGTTGCCGTCGATACGGTGAAAAGATTCAATTGCCTCAATTCCAGAGTTCCGTGCAAACCATACCGATACTTCACCGTCTCATCTGGCGTAAAATCCACGATGAACATATTCTGGTAAGTCTTGAGGCGCGTGGTAACCGTCAATGGCACGCGAGCCGCCCGTAGATTATCGAGTGTCTGAAAACACGCCACAGACTTCGATGCGTTGCCAACCCATTGTCCCTCTGCATAGGCAGGCAGAACATCGGTCATCATAATATCGAGCGTTAGATGCGCGGGTTCCAATACGATGTGATCGCTATAATTTGCGCTGTCCTGAATCGGATGTTCAGTTGCGCGCGCGTGCTGCGAGTGAGAGGCCCGCATAACTCCGTCAAAAACTAGCATCTGCGGTACAGCGTTTGTAGGTGTCGCCGTGCTTTGTGTCACTGCTCCAGGTGCAGGTGTCGATGATCCTTGCGATGTGGTATAGGATGCTGGCACGGTCAGCATGACCATTGCAGGCTGTGACCACTGCGGCGGCCTAAACTGCATATCAAGGCCATTCACAATGCCCAGCGCAGAATTTAGGCGTCCTGCGAGCGCGG